AATGAAAATCATAGACTGTTTCATGTTTTACAATGAGTTGGACGTTCTCGAGATACGTCTGAAAGAACTCTACGATGTCGTTGACGCCTTCGTCATCGTGGAAGCGACGCATACACACAATGTAATGAATTCGACCGAAAAACCACTCTACTACCTGGAGAATAAAGCTCGGTTCGAAAAGTACAATGATAAAATCGTACACGTCGTAACCAACTTCCGAGAAAACTATCCATTTGCAGTGCATATACGAGGTGTGGATGGTAACTGGTTTCGAGAAATTTACCAACGAGAGTGCATTCGTTATGGTCTCAGTCGGTTGAGTCTCGATGATTCCGACATTATATTGGTTTCCGACGCCGATGAAATTGTAAGGCGAAATACTGTCCTGGGGTTTCGTAATTTTGAATTCCGAATTCAACACAGAATCACGTATAGTCTCGAGATGACGCTCTACTATTACTCGATCGAGTATACAACTCCCCGCAAGTGGTACCATGCGAAAGCCATGACTTACAAGACGAGCAAGGAATACAATCTGTTATCGGCTGCTCGAATTACACATCTACCTCGTCGAACGTTCCTGACGAAAATATACAGGCCTTATCTCTTGAACGTTATACCATCGGCGGGGTTTCATTTGACGTACTTTGGAGGGGTCGATGCACTGAAAACAAAGGTCGAGAGCTTTGCAGAGAGCTTAGCGTACACAACAGATAAGAAGGACGTTGGGCACTTGCGGAAATGCCATGATGCCGGAATTCTTCATTTCAACGGGGAAAAGTTGATACATATTCCTCTTGCAGGGAATGCGGATGTCCCTTTATACTTCAAAGCACTGCAATAATATCAACCCAATTCTTGCGACACGTATCCGTTGAATATTTGTCGATAAAACATTCACGAGGTGAGAATTTGTCTAGGTTGGAAATCACGTAGACTAACATATCTGCAAAGTTCGTATCGTTCGCCAAGCGTCCCCATCGAGGGTCGTCTCGGTTGTCGTAGTAGACCCCTACTTCCCGTGCAACGATTGGTATATTGCAGGCTGCACATTCGATCCCGGATAGATGCTGAGTTTCTTCGTAGGACGTACAGACTGCGCAGATGCATGAGTTGATTATTTGCCGAACCGTTTCTTGATTCACACGATTGAAGATCTGCACACGGTGTCGAACAGCCTCTGGAAGTTTTTCCAGTGAAAAGTCGTCCTTCATCACGAGACAAAAATTCTGTTCCGACATTGATTCAATAATATTCCGCATCACATTGAACCCCTTTGGATAATCGGTAGAGGCTCCTATGAACACCACTGAGTTCGGAAGGACATCGGGATGACGTTCGTCTGTAGGCTTGAAAAAATCAAAATTGACACTCAGTGGACATATTTTTACAGGTACGCTACTCGATATATAGTTTTTATACTTTTGATACACATACGACGTATTAAATACTGCAACTGCCGAATGATTTATTACCTCAATCTGATTCTGTAATCCTCCTCCAGACTGGATCACATCTTGTACGAGTGATATTGTCTTCACGTTGGTACGTAACCTACGAAAGTAGGTTGCGTTGCGTATAATATAGTCTGGTCTCTTGATCCATAGGTTCGACTCGATACGATTCGGAAGAACCGAATAGTCGGTATATCCGCCCGTCTTGTCTTCTAACCCTGGGAGCCACAACAGAAGGTCGTGCCAGAACGTTTTTGTACCGGGTATACACGTGAGACAATCATTTACTAGCCAACCTCGTTTCATTTAGATACTTTTTAACAGACAAGTGTAAATGATGCACCATTCTACGTTTATCGGGACGATAGCATCTATATATAGACCCAACGTATATGTTGAGTTTGGCCTGTATCAAGGAGAAACGTTCCGGAAAGTTCAGCCGTACGCCAAGACGATGTATGGCGTAGATATGGTCCGAAACGGACATCTGGACGCACTGAAAGGATTTCCGAATGCTAGAATTCACTATTGCACGACCGATTCTTTTATGTCGGGATTCAAAGGCATGATAGACATGGCATTTATCGACGCAGACCACTGCGTCGAAAGCGCCAAGCGAGATTTTGACAATATCTTGGCCCGTTTGAATCCCGGAGGTATCGTCCTGCTACACGATACAGATCCGGAAGCAGACCGTCTTATCCATCCAGGATACTGTGGCGATTCGTACAAGCTTGTACCTATTCTCGAGGCGAACCCACATCTAAACGTTGTTACTCTTCCTATTACGGAAGCAGGTCTTTCGATTGTTTCTAGAAAGAATGAAACTCGAACATCTCTTCGTCATGCGTTGGATGTATCACGCATCTCTCCTTCCTGAAAATGGTAGACTATGCTATCAAAAGCCGTCCAATGTGTGACTCCGATTGTTCGCAATTTTTCGATAAACACCTTATCGCCAGGTATACATGGCTCTCCATTGACCGCATACTTTGGGCTGAAAATATCAGATCCGGGTACAATATTTCCTTCAGGATAATACCCTACCTTCACGAGATGAATCTTTTTGATGATACATGGCATAAACAGACCTCCAGTACGCAAAGTTTTATTCGATATACGTTTAGCGTAGTTTAGAAACCCAGCTTCGTCGTAGTCTCCTGGAACATTTCCAAAACTTCGCTCAATTCCGTATGTACCGCTCCTCATGACTCCACGCTCGACCAGACGTGAATTGATGATTTTCGTGTCGTCGAGCTTGTTTACCAAATTGTCCAGCCAACCCGGAGAAAACGCCATGTCGCTGTTGATAAAAACTACGTACTCCCCTTTCGCTATTTTAGACGCTGCATTGTATGCACGGTATACATTGTTGATATACCATTCGGTGCGCTCCTGTTCGGTATTGTTATGCACGTAATGCGGGATATTATTATCCTTTAAGTAGCTCAAGACCGCCGGACATGCATCGTTCGCAACAAAGTAAAATTCTTTATCCGTCATGTCGGTATGCTTCAGTACTTGGTCGTATACAAATCGGAGCCAGCGAGTGCTCTTATAAATGAGACAGGCAATGGAAATCTTTGGCATTTTATTGAACGATACAAATGCGTTTAAGTGCTGCGATATACTTCTTTATACTTTTCAGGGTCTGCACGTATCAAACGAAGCTCGTCCTTTTTCGGATCATCGGGATCGCCCGGTCGGGCCACAAATAGCGCTTTGACTCGCTTATTGGAGTCCTCATAATTCTCGCTCAGATACGATATGGTTACAAACAACCTGTGTGCATCGGATGGGCATGCAGCTATTGTAGGGTTTCCATGCCACGCAAAATCGTTGCATGTAAACATCACCGCTCGATTGAAAAGCGGAGAAATCGAGGCCATCTTTTCGTATATCCGTGGAGATGCCGCACTGTCTCCACGCCATACTTCGAGTTGGCAGCCGTAAGACTCGTTCCAGTTCGAGCTCAAATATATGCCCAGCGTCACCTGCTTCTTTTGCTTGGTCACGGGATGAAGGCCTGCGTCGACATGAATATCGAGCTTGTCGCCCGTGTTGTATTTGTGTACTCCCCAAAAGTTTCGGGTCGGATCCAACAAGAGCTTATAGCCGCAAACCGCAGACAAGTGCTCTACGAACTCTGGCGATTCCAATCGTTCAAACAGCTGTTTCAAACGAAGAGGTAACGCATGCTTGTCTCGCAGGGTATACTTTTGCTCGAACGGGTTGTCGTAACGGTCCCATTGGTCATCCGGAATCTCCAGAATCTCCCTTTGAAGTTCGGAGGCATTCTCCAAAAAGTTGTCTTGATATACATACGGAAACGGCAGAGTGCTCGTATACGCTTCCGTAGATATGTCGAATCTCATTGTATAGCCTTCTATAGTGTGTTAAAATAGTCGGAAATACGTTCTGCAATTACAACACTTGTTTTTCCGTCACCCAGCCATTCCGTGCTCATCGTGCGCTTTCCGGTCTTCATATCCTCCAACCATGCAAATACTGCATCGTCGTTCGGGTGTTCCAGATCGAGGCACACACTGCAGTTGGATGCGTAACTCTGTGGCCGCTCCGTAAAGTCACGGGGTACGACCACGGGGGTTCCTACGAGTGCCGGCTCTTCCTGACCTGTTCCGCTATCACTAATAATGAAGGGGCAGTTGTAGATCGTCCGAATGTAGTCCTTGTAAGACAGCAGTGGGGTCATCTCGACCTTGCCGAGCGAAATTCCGAACGCATCCAGCGAATCCTTGAGCCGCTTGAAATACAGCAGGCGCACCGGAAGGCCGAACTTGTCTATGCACGTATTGGCGAAGCGAATAGCGTTGCGGAGACGATTCTCGTACTTGAAGTTTTCCGGTCTATGAATGTCCATCAATATAAACTCTGGCTTCTTGCGATCCTTGAAAATATCCATCTGAATATCTCGCAGGGGTTCAACCACTGTATTTCCTACGACGAAGACATTCTCTGTGATATTCTCACGAGCCAGCTGTGATGCGTAATCCTCGTGGTATACGAACAGAATATCGCTGCAATGGTCGCATACCGTTCGGTTAATCTCTTCGAGCATACGCTTGTCGTACGACCTCATGCCTGCCTCGATGTGCCCGATGCGATACCCCTCCTTTTTCAGTGGAAAGGAGACGCCTGCCGAGTTGGAATCGCCCAAAAAAAGAATGAGGTCGGGTCGTATATCGTTCTCTTTAAAGAGTCGGGGTATTTCACGAGACAGATAACTCAGCTGTTCAAAGTGGTTTGACGATTCCTTGCCGGTGTTCAGAATATAGTCGGGCTTCCGAATTCCTAGCTCCTGAAAAAATACATCAGACAGATGTGTATCGTAATGCTGTCCTGTGTGGATCAAAATGTGACGAAACCGTTTATCAAGTTCACGAAACGTGTACGCCATCCGAATAAAATCGGGACGAATTCCAGTAATGGTCACGACTGTTTTCATTACGTATATGTTCGTGTTGGCTTTATATACTTAAAAGGTCGATGTAGCCTGCGATCGCCCTGCATTTTTTCTGCTTTTCGGCGAATACAATATCGTTTAGAGGAAGCTTACCTCCCCAACTGCCCCCCGAATTAACATGAAACAAATGTAAACCGCCACATGCAACGTCCGTATGAGCTACAGAAAGTATGGGTATTCCAAGATATTCGATTTTCAAAACGAGATCATTATCATCATATCCATTTCCTATCGTATAATCGTAGCTAAATCCACCAATCTGGTCAAATGTTGAACGGACCATTGCTGTAAGAAAATGATACCTTACGTTTCGGTGTACAGTGGACTGGTACCATTTAAACCCGTTGTACATAGACTCTTCTGAGTATATATCAGATGTAAGTACATTCTTTGAATATATGATTTCGTTCTTATCAAATCCACTTATCGAAGCAACGTCGAATACTACGTACGAATTCTCATGTACACTATCGTGTACATACTGTAGTACGTTTCCAACGTGGCACACTTCGGCGTTCTGTATCACGACTTTTCCTCCCTCTACAAATTTGAAACCGATGTTGTAATTCACGCACGGGTTTCCCCATATTTTGCCGTCTTTCTTTATATGTATGAAATCAATTGTGAACGGATACCCTTCGAGCTGCGACGCATGAATGGGGTCTGTCGTCGAATCGTCAACCAGAATAACCTGCACGTCGGTATACGTACTGCGTGCGATCGTTTCTAGGGTATAGAGCGTCTGACGAGATCGATTCGCCGAAGTCATCACAATCGACACTGTTTCGGAGGTCACTGGCTGTTTTTGAATACGTACGTGATCGTAGAACTTTCCAGAGTGCAGATTGCGCTTAATGTAGGCTATTTTCTGCTTGTTCGACATGAGTGTTTCGATCTGGAGCTGCGTGGTATTCGGCCCGGCCCAGGCTGGAAGTGGGTTTGGATTTTCCGGTTTTTCGAGTACATGCGTGGTTGTATAGGTATTGTTTCCCAATGCAATACGTCCATCTTTTGAAGACCAGCTCATTATATCTCTTGTAATATCGAAATTTCGTAAATCGTCTATTTGTACCGAGAGTTCGGGTATTTCTATTGAAGATTCGTGAATCGTAGATAGAGTCTTGTCGCATGGCTCGGGCGTCGATGCCTCTAGAATATCAAGTGAAAGCCCGTACGTTTTGTGGATCATACAAGCCATTTCGTACTTGCTCGCTGCCGTTGGCGACGCAATGTGGCGAACCCCCGTCCAGAAAGTATAATTCGTAAGAATCTCGTTTAGAACCTTGCAATACTGTAGACACGTAATCCCGTTCCACATGTGATTCGTCCACCCCTTTATTTGGCCTGTACTGTTTTTCACAAACTCCAAAAACGACTTTTTATTTGCAAGTTCTTCGCCGATAATCGATGTACGCAGAACCGTACACCCTGCAGGCTCCCCCAAAGACTTGCTGATCCCATAATGACCCGTCTCGTCGTGTTCGTCTGTTTCTAGGTACCTCCCTTTCTTCCCGCTGAAGACGCAGTCGGTCGTGGGCTGTATCATCTTACAGCCGTATTTTTGACACGCCGACCATAAAAGGTGCGGAAACACTCCATTTACAAGGTAGAACTGCTGCGGAGCCGTTTCACGCTGGGGAATGGCGCCGATACAGTTTATAACGCACGTCGTTTCGTCGACTTCGCAGCCTTTCAAAACTACATCAATGTCTGAGACAGTCGTATCTTTTGTCACCCTGAACCCGTTCACAATGTGAACCAAAAATTCTGAATCCCTGAAGTACGAGTACACGTAGCGTCCAAGCATACCGGTATGGCCAAATAGAACGATGTTTGTGATCATTTAGATAGTATTTGAAGATATCGTGGTAAATATCTTTACTACGAAATTCGACAATTCGGATAGTTTTATTTCTGATTCATTCGGTTTGTCGATGTAATCATTTTCAAGTATAATTATACGAATTTAACTTATTTTATATCTCGAAGCATGTAATGTATATTCCAGTGGAAATCGAACTACCTGTATATCTTTAATTGTTATAGCATTTAAACGATTATATGTTTCTGGATGGAACATAATTTGCGTTTTCGAATAAATTAGGTCTATGTTCGAATATACGTCCATATATTCCTTCATGATATTCGATGTTCCAAATGCGAGTTGGTCGTTTAATCCTCCCAAGTAGTCGTTGCCATCTGGAACATAAACGTATGATGGTTCAATATTCGGAATATGTATATTTGATGTAAAGACCGTATCTGCACGGAGGTACATAACTATATCGTAACGAACTTCATTATCTCTACAATATGCATCCATAAGTTCGTACGCTCTTTTCCAGAAAAAGAACATACTGTATCCGTTTAACATATGTCCGTCGTTTGGTTGTTTCGGTACTCTAATAGCTACAGACAGATCTGCTGCTTCATTTGTATATTTTTTTACGTTATAAAGCTTTACAAAATTATCGATATCCGATGAGTCATTGTCTGAATTATGTGCAAGAAAACTGTCGTACTCGGTATTTAGTGGACGAACAACGTGTTTAATAAACGATTCGTAACATTCTTCGTATCCCTTAATTCTTCCGCAGAAAAGAAAGGCTATGCGCATTATATATCGATGGGATAAAATCCGAACATACCGCACCGCAGGTGGCCATATCGGCGATACTTAACCCCGCTCGTTCGGGCATTACGCATACAGATCGATTTCCAAGAATATGTCCAGGATAACACCATATATACTGTTTTGAAGTGAGTGTTGCTTCATCCGAATCGTGTGTAAAACAGTGAACATTATTCATTTCTATGCATTTTTCAAGTGCGTGCAAGTTCTTGCAGTGAACCCACGAACGTGGATGTTGAAGTATACGTAAATCGATCAACTGATCCGCTGCACTGTCGTGTCCTAGCCACCACGTGCCGTCTTTGTACCATACGTCAAATTCTACATCCCATCCATCCTTCAATCTCTGAAAAATTTCAGACTCTTTGTTTTCTAATGACATATTCGGCCCGTCTTTGAGCCCCCGATGACATATCCATCGAGGAGTTGCGTTCCACGACCGTATAACAATCTTCTGAGAATCAAGTTGCGTCCATGTACCAAAACCATACTCCCATGTTTTCGGAATAAATTGGAGTAGCTGTACATTGCGAAATTCGCCGACTGTATCATTTATAAGCTTTATAACTTCGTCATTCGGGGGGGTATGAAATCGAAACAACGTTGAGTGACAAATGTCCTGCGGATGGGGCTCAACGATGTTACGACATTCCTTTCGTATATGGTCTCTTACTATATTTATATCAAAGTCGGGGTATCCGCAGAGAAAAAGCCCGTTACGTGTTTTCGATATTCCACGAAATTCTACTGAAAATGACGGGTACGTATCTATAATTGTTTTAAGAATCTCAGAATCACCTGTAGTGTCTCCATCTGATCGAATCACTGGGAATGTTTGTAATTGGAATAATGTAAGATGAAGCTTTCCTCCTTTATCACCAGACTCTGTGTATAGTATACCGTATGGAGTAATTACATCAAGTTTCTCCATAAGTTTATGAAACGCTGGAGTCGGAATCCAGTGGCCTAAAGCCCAAATCGCCTTACAATACTCTGGAGGCGATGTAAGAATATTCGGCTGTGCGACCGGGATATTATTATCTCGATTTATTCGCTCATAAGTATTCGTGAGACTCATTGGTTTATTTTCTAGAATGCACGTAATTCCTTAGAAAATATTCGTAGTCCGATGGAACTCCAAGTCCCCACATTCTAGAGCAGTTGTGGGTGCGTATAGAAAGTCCTCGTTCTATGCCAACCGAATATACTGGGCATACATAAAATTCGTTATTTACCCTAATATTATCGGATATCATTCGTTCGGCATCCTTTACAAAATCAGAACCTCTCTTCCAACCATACACTCCGGTTGTAGCAAGGGGGGAAATGTATGATTTCTCGGCAACTTGTGTTACACGACCATTCTCATTTACCTTTGCATACGACCAACGAAGATCTACGGAATTCGGCTGATCAAATGTTGAAATGACGCCGTCGAAATCAGGGTGAGACAAACATCTATAAAAGTCCAGTGCAGACCATTCTAAAAACTGATCCGAGTTTGCGATTACTAACGGAAAGTCGTTGTTAATAAAGTTCTTTACGCTCAGAACCGTACATGCAGCTCCTTCCGTTAGTTTTTCAACGCTATGAAAATGAATATTGACTTCTGTGTTTAGATCCTCAAACTCAGCAACTTGGTCAGTACGCACAATAACGTGTATGTTTGTTCGAGATCGAAGCTGTTCGGGTACAATGTTCTCAATAACCCACATAAACATCGGCTTTCCGAAAACAGGCAAGAATGGCTTTGATATCGTGTATCCTTCTAGTTTAAATCGAGAACCAAGTCCGGCCATAGGGATAACAACGTTGATTTGGGAAGGCTCTTGGCGACACCCATTGCGGTTTATCTCTTCAAGAAACGCAGGTGTAAGCTCAAGTGCATCAACAATATCGATTACGTTCAATCCAGATGCATGAGCTGCCGCTTTTCCAACTTCGCTATCTTCAAAAATGTAAGTTTCTTTTGGAGAAGATCCTAACATTTTTAAGGCCGTTTGATATATTTCCGGATTTGGCTTTGGCTGTTCGACATCTTCATTCGATAGAACTACTTTGAAAAGCGACATGTCGACGATCTTATTCAATGATGTTTCTACCGTCGAACGAATGCTGTTGCTGCAGCATGCGATAGTTATACCTTTATCATGAGCCCACAATAATGCGTCACGTGTAGTAGAATACACGGGTATAGGTCCAATCATATCACGTGTAATATCTTGTTTTTTCATGAACAATGCGGGCTTGTCTACATCTATATCAAAATATGCTTTAAGTATGTCTATTTTCTGGTTTGTAGACCGAGCTTCAAGATTACTTGCATGAAATGCATTGTCGATTGATAGCTTTGGGTGCGACGAGTTCCATGCTTGTATAAACGAATCACGGTGAAGCGTCTTGAAGTCAACTAACACCCCGTCGAGATCGAAAATGAATGTTTTCATTAAGTTTCTTAGCATATAATATTTGAGGCTTTTTTGCCCTAAAGAATATCCAACCTATATGTGCATCTCCTGGGCCGACCGGACGAAAATAGAATTTAAAGTCGGTAAACTCAATTTACACTTTTATACATTTCAAACAATGATTTTATAAAATTAGCAATTAACCAATGGAGACTCTACGTTTTTCCAACAAATCCAGAATCGCCGCAGCCCATGCTTCCAAGTTTTGGAATTACTTATTTCCCAATCGTAACAATGAAAGCTGCTATTCAAAATAGGATCTTTAATAAGTTTAAATTGAAATCCATTTTTCTCCAACAAATATTCGATGTATCTTGGCGAAGGATGGGTAGCCGTGTTATTATATGCCTGGTCGTAGCCATTTTCATCTGTTGATTTATTGAAGTCTTTGTCGTCTGAATCGTAAACCTCGGTTTCTAATAATAAAACATCACATTTTTGTGAAACATTTTCTAAATGTATTTCTATGTTATTCAAATGATATAGTAACCCCCAATGAAGAATAATATCGTATTTGTCCTTAATGCTATCATTATCACCGTCAATTAGCAACGTTTTAATATTGGGGTATTTTTTTTCAACAACATTTAAATGTTCTTTTCTAGCATCGCTGCTTGTGACATTTGCACCCAATTCATAAAACATATTTCCATTATCTGCATGTCCACAACCTAATTCCAACAATGCTTTAGATCTAAAATAATCCGATGAAATATATTTTTTCACTCCATTCATCCTTGAAAATCGCCAATCAATATAATGATTTCCAAACATGTCAATTTATATTCTATTGTATAAAAATTCTTATCCGATTAGAATCGTAAATTAAACAACTAGTCATACGAATAGTCGTTTGATTTTTAGTTTATTAGACAACTACGACCCACACCCTACAAATAGTTGGGAGGTTATTAGTTCGAGTATGCAAGGCCGCCCATGCCCGACATCACACGCAGCACGTTGTAGTTAACGGCGTAGATGCGGACCTTGGCCGTGCGCTGGTCACGCACCGAGTTGACCGACAGCGTAAGGTTGAGCGTCGCCTTGTCGATACGGGAGAAGTTGCACGTGCCGCTGGGCTGGTGCTCCTCGGGCTTGAGCGCAAAGGAGTACACGTTGATGCCCGTCGACGGCGTGCGGCTGTGGTGCTGCCACGGCTGCACCTTGTCGAAGTAGCGGCCCTCGCGCTCGTCGAAGCGGTCCTGGCCGTTGAGCTGGATCTTGGCGACCTCGACGGGGTTCTTGCCCTCGCACTTGACGTTCGAGGCGAGGATGACCTTGGCGAGCAGGTAGTTCGTCGTGCCCTCGAAGAACTGGGCATCGCCAGTGCCGTCGTTGTTGTAGATCTGCGAGCCCGTCGAGAGGCCGGCACCGACTGCGACGCCGAGACCGTTGAGGGCCGGGGCGCCGTACGTGAAGCCCGAGCTCGGGGCACCGCCGCCGGCCGAGGCGTTGAAGGTCGGGATGCCGGTGCCGTTACCGTTCGTGGCGAGCGCACCACGGCCGAGGACGGCCGTCACGATGCCGTCCGTCGTCCAGTCATCCGAGTAGTTGAACGGCTGCTGTCCGAGCGCCTCCGACACCCACGGCGTCGGGGGCGAGTTGCAGTCGACGAACGAGTCACGCTGGACGACCCACACGAGCTCCTTCGTGGGGTGGTTGAAGTTCATCTGGATCTTGTTGGAGGACGCCGTGACCGTCTCGTCGCCCGTGAACTGGAGCTGGTCAATGAGGTACTCGTGCGATTGCTGGGCGAAGCGGCGGCGCTCCTCCGTGTCGAGGTAGACGTAGTCGATGTAGATCGAGGCGGCCACCAGCTGGAGCTGGGAGATCGCCGACACGCCGTTGCCGAAGGCGTTGGCGGGGAAGACCTGGCTGGACAGTCCAGAGTAGCTGTCGCTGTCGTTGACGTCGGCGAAGCAGCAGTTGTAGTTCTGCTCGAACTCGACATTGATGCGCACCTCGTGGTACTGCAGGGCGATGAGCGGGATCGCCAGGCCGGGGTTGCGGCAGTACCAGAACTGGAGCGGGATGTACAGCGTCTTGAGAGGCGTGCCGGCACGGGACAAGCACGAGTTCGTGGCCTCCGAGGCGGCGCACGTGGCGTCCAGGGCGACACCCGAGCCGTCCTTGAGGAGGACGAGGTCGGCGCTGTTGCCCACCATGTCGTCGAACGACACCTGGGTGCCCAGCGGCTGCGTAAGCTGGGTCCAGATCTGCATCCAGTCGCCGTACTGGCGATCGATGCGAGAACCACCGATCTCGATCTCCACCTGCTTTATGAGGCGGTGACCGACGTAGTTGAGCCAGCGGAAGCGGGTGTTGACGTTGGCGCCAAGGGTGATCTGGGGCAGCGTCACCTGGATGTACGTGCGGTACATCAGGTCGGCGTTACGGGAGATGACGGCCGTGACGCGGCGGCCGAAGTCGGCCTGGCCGTTGAACGTCACCTCAATCGACTCCATGGCGAAGTTCGTGTGGCGCTTGTACAGCACCTTCCAGAACGTGATCTGGGGGTTGCCGGAGATATAGATGTCCTGCGCACCGTATGAGACAAGCTGCATAAGACCACCACCCATGTTTGTTTATATCCCGACTAGAGATTTTTTTCTGGGCGACCGCAGATAACCTGCGTTTATACTGGAAATATTTTTTTCTATGCCTATGTTGAAATGATGAACATTTGGCTGTATCCGACTGAGAATGCGATACTGAACACCTTCCTTCGTTCGATCGTACTTATCGTGATTTTGATTGCGGGGTTTCAAACAACGTGGTACACTGCTTACTGGGGCGCAGTGATTCATGACGCAATTTCGCTGGTTTTAATTCGGCCTTATGTTTAATGAGTCGGGGGTCTTCGATGTTTTCCAGCGAAGTTCCGGGTGTAATTACGGCAGCTACCGTGTACTCTCGAGTGTCGTCTGTTCTTTTTTTCGGGAGCTGGCTCCTTAATGAGCAGGCAAATCTGTATAGGTGCAACGTGTCGGCGTCGTCTTCGAATTTTCAACAGATTCGACTATACGCAGGCCCGAGCACCATGCCCGTACCCGTCAATATGGTAGATGGTATCATTAGTGGGATTGCAGTGAATGGACAGTTTCTGTATTTGAGCGTCCAGAACTATATACCAGCCACTTCGGATTACTACGGACATGTATACAGAATCGATATTTCACAGAACCCCCTGCTTTTTTCCTACAGTACTCCCGACCAAAGCACAATCAATGTATACGGCGTCGTAGATATACTGCCGTCAGGCATAAGCACGGGCGGGATTGCAGTGACTTCATCAAACGACGTGTATGTGGCCGTGAACAATAACCAGATTGTCGTGATTCGCAATTCGGTTGTAACAACACGGTATACTGGTTCAATTGGGTCATGGTTTGGTTCGATGACGATCGATCCGGCTGAGAAATATCTGTACTTTTCGGATTGGCTGAATTCACGCATTTTTTCGTACAATATTGCAGACAGTGTAGAGGATTCTGTAAAAGTGGTTAGCGTGGGGACCGATCAGACCACGGGGATTTCAGCGACCGATACCGAAGTGTACTTCGTGCGATCTGGGGCATTTTTTCCGTTCACAAGCATAGTCTATGCACAGACTTCAAAGCGTGAAGCGATCGTTGCGGGTGGGGGAAATGCGACCAGTGGCGATCCGCTGAGTCTTCGCCTACTGAATTCGGTCGATATATACACGTGCGGTTTCTCAGTCGACAACACTACGGGTTATATATACGTATCGTCTCGTGATAATCCTACAGGAATTATAGGCAGTTCAAAAATGTACCAGATAGAGCTATCTCTATTACCCAGACCTCTACCGACCGTGGCTCCTCCAAAACAACGCCAAGTTCAGTGTGGCCTAGCGGAGTTTGGTTCGTGTAAGCGAGTAACCGTTCCTTTCAGTCCACGTGAATACTGGGGATGGGGATCGCCAAACCGGCCTTATTTCACACCCGACCCCAATGTCGGATGCGTCCCTGCATATGTGTACACGGGGGACCACCCGTGCCCGGAAGTACGCCAACCCGCTCCTGCTCCGGCCCCTGCACCGGCCCCCGCACCTCCGCCAACACTGCTACCTTATACAGAGAAGACGACGACCGACTTTGCAAGCCGAAGTTTCAACTACCTTACTACGGGCATTTCCAGCCTTACACTCGTAAACACGATATCAACAAACGCAGGTTCTCGGCCGACGGCACCGGCGCTAGGATCGTACGGGCAGCAGCTCTACATGCTTACGTCGAACGGAAACATCTACAGCCTTCTGGCTAGCCCAATGCTTAGCAATAACGTGAATGATTCTCTCGTAGATACATCGCCGGCAATATCCATTACGAGCGGCAATATTATGGCAGCAACTGCAAATAAGGTCACGCTATTCGATGAAAGTCTGAACTTTTTGTGGTCCTCTAACATTGCGCAGTGTTTTTCGCCGGCATTTGGATCGGGCAATACTGTGTTTTTGGCGAACAGCAATACGTTGCGGGCGCTTGAAACGACGACACCGTCCAATGTCTGGACGTATACGTTTCCGGAGGGGGAAGCCGTTTCGAGCCCTCCGACCGCAGACAGCGGTATCGTACTTTTAGGAACAACGGTTGGAAGTATATACTCGTTCGACCAAGCGTCTGGAAATATTATATGGGTGTACAAGACGGGCACCAATACGCCGGTGTATAGCACCCCCAACTACACGTTTGATAATCGCATCGTTTTCGCATGCGGTGCGAATGTTTTCAATATCGATTACGATAGAGTTATACCCTATCGTCAAACGAGGACATACACATCGCTGTCGGGAAATGTAGCATCGTCGTTCGCAACTGCATTTGATCCGTCGGGAAATATGTGGGCGTACTACACCACAAATTCCAACACATTGTTTGGAATATGCATGCTAGACGACAGCGGAAACTTTACCGGATGGGCGTCGACAGATTCGGACTTGACGCCCGCAATAACGCCGGTATTGGATCCACTGTACGTATATGTAACGTCGGCACGAGGTATTGTACGAAGATATTCCGCATTCCCTGGAGGCCTTGTACAGAATTCTATCGTGCAAAAATCGTCAACTTCGAGTTATACAATTCCTGCTACGATCGTCAACACTCCATCGGTAATTACGACTGCATCCAACCAGCTCGTAGTATTTGACGCCGCCGCTAAGTGCTACATCTTCCAATGAAGCAGCGGCGGCAGAGGGGTGCGTAGGCTTCGGCGCCTCCGACGAGAACCTGGCCACCCTGATCGATCTTGCGGAAACTAAAGAGCCCCGGCGTTCCATCTCGGCAGCAGGCACATAGTGCGGTGAGACGGGTTATGCGATCGGCGAGAGGGATGCAGTTGAGAACCTGGCCGAACGGTTTGCGATTGGAGTCGCCGTCGAGCCCGACGACAATGACGTCACGCTTGAAGTTTTCTACCTCGCACGTTACAAATACGACTAGATCGTCGAAGAACTGTGCTTCGTCGATTATGATTGTGTGAACACTTCGAGTGATGTCGTGAGGAATCTCCATGAGACCTTTGTTGGTAGTGTAGCACGACACACGCACGCCGTCGTGTGTAACGACTTCAGAATCGAAAGAGTAACGAGTATCCGATCCTGGCTTGATGACGAGGACGTTCGCCCCGATGCTGCGTCTGCGCTTTACAGCAGAGTCTATGAAGCTGGACTTTCCGGAAAACATGGGGCCGATCACAACTTCAAGGCTCATTCTATAACTATATGTTGTCTACGATCGAGATCGATCCATATGATCCGTTTTCAGTGATTTTCTGAAAAGTTTATGTGGCTTCATTGTAATTATGGAACTAAAGTCATCCGTCCAAGAACGAAAGCGCAAGGCGGCTGCGTTCACATACATGACCATTGCATCGAATCAATCGAAGTATCCCATCAACCTCGGCTCCCCTCGGTCCGAGGCCGCAAAGCTGTTCATGTACGCCGCTGCGCACAGCTCTATCCTTGCGGCGGCTGCAGAGAGGTCGGAGAAGGCGTATATCGACGACCCAAATCCCGAGAAGGAAAGACTCTATAAGAACTGGGAGCACCGTCAGTATGTAGGTCCCGAAGAGTCCAAAGAAGTCGAGGATGAGATCAAGAAGCTCATAAAGGAGACGGAACACCCTTGCGAAGGTGTAGTCGTCGACGACTTAACGAGCATCGCCAATTCTCTCGACGAAGTATCTGAGGAGAAGGACGAGCTTGCACCGATGAGCGGCGGTGGATTCGGAGACCTTGCAAAGGCGGCAATCGCCTATGTGACGTCCAGCTGCAGCAGGAAGCCTGTCGAGCTCGAGGTTGTTCTGGACGATGCTACTCGGGAGCTAGTCAATGCACGTGCTCGAGAACCAAAGGCTCCGTCTCCCGCAAAGTCGTGGGCATGGATGGCGAAGGCAATCGGTGCAGTTTTGGCGTCTACCAAGATCGCCGGCGCTCTCGCCGGAAACACGGGTCTTTCTGCACACCTCTCTACGTTTTTCAATTACGTCGCAGAAGTTGCCGACCCTGCGGTCGTCGCCCGAAACCTGCTCACATCGCTGGGTGCCGATGTACAGACGGCACTATCTGCTCTTCACGCTAGCACGAACGTCATGATATGTGCGTGCTTGGTCGTTATTTTCTACGAGGCGGTTGTGTCGGGAGGAAATGCGGTTGTCGCAATTATTCAGCAGATGCGGCAGTTCGTGAAGACTCTCAAAAATAGCGGCGTCATCGATGCGGCGAAGGAACAGATCCTCGACCTCCAGCTGCTGATGTACCTTAACGGTATCAATCCCGATCTGTTGAAGTCTAGCTTTTTGGTCAGAGCTGCGACGGGGGCGCCAGCGCCTCCGGTCGAGCCGCCGCCCGTATCTGCCCTACTGGATACACTGCCGTCGGAGGTTGTGGAGGGCCCGATGGACAAATTCGTAAAGAAGACCGGCAAGCGGGCCAAGAGTCCCCGGGGCGGATGTCCGATGTGTGGAGGAAAGCGCAAGACCAACAAGAACAAAAAGAGCAGTAAGCCTAAACAAAAGGCGGGAAGCTACCGCAAGAACCGCAAGATGTCGGAGAAGCGGCGGCGCTAAACTGCGTCGCTAACCATGCGTGGCGAGATGTGCATCGCTTCTAACTCCTGCAGCCACAGCTTCACTGCGTAGGGAATCGTCCGATCTTCCAGACCCGTCTTTGTGCTGCATGACCTACACTCATACACCTTGTCTTTCTCGTTGATCATAGACAGGGAGCCGCAAGATGTGCATACGCCCGTCGTGAAAGGGTCGGACACGTCCATGAGTCTCTCCTTGGTGAACACGGAGACGCCGTGGGATATGAAACAGTCCCGCTCCATCTCGCCTACCCGCAGACCGCCGTCTCTCGACCTGCCCTCGCACGGCTGCCGGGTCAGCGAAACGATCGGTCCCCGCCCCCGCCCGTGCATCTTGTCGATGACCATGTGCTTCAGGCGCTGATAGTGTGTTGTCCCTATAAAGATCTCGACGGGCATCATCTCTCCCGTCATACCGTTGTACATCATCTCGTTTCCGTACGGATGCAGACCCAAGTTCAGCATGTGCTGTCGAAGGTCTTCAAACCCGAGATGACTGTAGGGCGTGCCGTTTCCGAGAGCGCCCCGCCGCACGCCGATGCGACTGTACATGGTTTCCAGAAGCTGTGCAATCGTCATGCGGGACGGAATTGCGTGTGGGTTCATGATGATGTCGGGTCGCAGTCCGCTGGCCGTAAAGGGCATGTCGCACTCGTCCAGAATCATTCCACATGTACCTTTCTGCCCAGAGCGAGAGGCAAATTTATCGCCGATCTGCGGAATGCGCTCACTGACGACCCGCACCTTGACGAATGGATATCCGTCTGCATTCTTGTCCTGCCATACGCCGTCAATTCGAGCGATCTCGCTACTTTTATGAGTTGTCGACAGATCACGGTATACGAAGCCGTGTGGGTCGCTCTTCAGATTCACAACCTTGCCGATGACGACGTCGTTCTCCTGCACAACCGAGTGCTTGATGGGAATGCCGTTTTCGTGTATGGCGGCGTACGAGGTGTTCTTGTACCCCCTCGTGGTTTCTTGTCGGGGTTTTGAAAATCGCTCCTCCCGCCCACTGGCGACATTACGGTGTTCTTCGTCCTTATATACGGTATAGTACAGGCCACGCATGAAGCCACGATTTAGAGACCCACGGTTGAGAATGACGGAATCTTCCTGGTTGTACCCCGAATAACAGGCAATGGCGACGATGGCGTTACTTCCGCTGGGCATTTCCTCCATGTTGAGGATGGACATGATCTCGTTCTCGACAATCGGACGCATCGGGGAGCAGAGGATGTAACCGTTCTTGTCGATGCGCTGATGGTAGTTTGAGGCGTAGAGGGACATCGCCTGCTTCGCCATGGCCGACTGGTATGCGTTACGAGGAGACTGATTGTGATTCGAGAGAGGAATGATCGAGGCCATGTGGCCAAGAATCATCTGAGGATGAATCTCGCAATGAGTATGGTGTTCTGTGATTTCCGAGGGAAACATTGCAACGTGGATGACTTCGGACTCGCTCGAATCTACGTACTCGATGCACGAGCGCACCCAGTCCATCCAGTCGTCGCTCGCCGGACGAGGAAGCAGCTTCCCGTTGACGACACGGAACAGCGGGCGCACGAGGCGACCTGCGTCGGTTTCCACGAGAATTCGTCCGCCCAGAATGTCCCACGCCACACTCACCTGTGGATGCATGCGCAGTGAGTACTTGGCCTGCTTCAGAACAGCATGGACCTTTACAGGGTCCGCAGTGTATCCGATGAGTGCTCCGTTTACAAGAACAGTCACAGGCCCCTCGGACCACAGCGTCTCGAGCCATTTGAATTCGGGGATCTCACGAAGAATGTTCAGTACCACCAGCGACGGTACGTGACCTGTGAGTGTCGACATGAGGCTCATCGTCTTTACGATACCTACTGAGTGGCCTTCCGGAGTTTCCACGGGACAGACAAACCCCCACGAGGATCCGTTCAGCTTTCGAGGCGCCAGGAGCTTGCCCGACTTTTCCACCGGCGTCTGAATCCGTCGCACGTGGGACAATGTGGCGTTGTAGGACATGCGATTGAGAACCTGCGATACGCCGGACTTGGTTGCGTTTGAGAGAGACGTCGAGTTTGATGTTCCGAGACCCTGAACTGTAAAGTTTCCCGTAGCCAACGCCTGTTTCAACTTGCCCTCTATCGACGACACTTTAAGAATCTTGTACAGATTGCTCAATACAAGAGCGTCCGTAGGCTTTCCCGTCTTCTTCCAGTTGTCGTTATTGATTTCGTGGACAAACTTGCTGCGAATGTCCTTGCATACTTTCTGAAATAGCTGGCGGAACAAGTGGGTCAGCAGTGCACCCGTCGTGACCACCCGCTTGTTGGGGTAGGCGTCACGGTCATCGGGGCCGAGCCGTCCGGATGCAATGCCTACGAGCTTATGCACCATAGCGGCGATCGACTTCAGCTTGCGGATGTTCAAAATCTCAGGGGTAGCCGAAACGTCTCCAGACAATGCGACGTGCGGCAGTAGTTCTGTATTCAGAAGCCCGACCGTGTGCGGTACCTTATCCTCGACTGCAGGGGGGTACTGCAGGTTCTTGCTTAGATACTCGATTGCCTGCTCACGATTAAAGACCCCGATGTCGGCGCATTCCTTAAAGGAAGCGGCAAGGTAGTCGTCAAAGCAGGACTCCATCTGAACGAGACGGAATACCTCTTTATCCGACGTCATGCCGAGAGCTCGCATAAACACCATGAACGGAATGTCTTCACGGAAGCGAGGCACACACATGTTGAGCGGGTAGCCGAGGCCGTTGAATTTTGAGGAAATGCGGATCTCGGCCTTCTTGGGTGGTAGAGTAAAGCTCTCGTGCAGGCTCTTCAATTCGACGCTATGTGTGTGCTTTGTCGTGGTCTTCTTGTTGGTAAAGACCATGATTCTGTTGTCGGCGACTTTTTCCTGAGAGAGAATGATTCGCTCGCCACCGTGGATGATAAAGTAGCCGAACGGGTCGTGGGAGCATTCGCCAAGGTCCTTTGGCGACATGGGGTAGTCTTTGAGGACGCACAGCGACGAACCGAGCATAACTGGAATTTTTCCCAACGAAATGCCTTCGAATACCTTCTGCTCTTCGTGCATATCCGACAGGGTTGGACCCGAGTAGGAACGGGCAACAAACTTGATATCGACAAACATCTGAGCGGCGTACGTAAAGTTTCGGATCCTCGCCTCGTGGGGCAGCATCTGCTTCAGTCGCCCGGTAGCCTCCTGGATCCTCGGCTTCATATATGTAACGTTGTCGAAGGACAGCCGGAACTCGTATTTGTACTTTTTGGTGACCTCGTCTTGTTCGTGCCACACCACAATCGGGGGAGTGGAGCGAAGAATCAATGGAAGCTTGTTATGGAGAAAGTCTTCATATGGCTCGATCTGCGATTCGCTGAAACGAGAGACACCGCCGCCCGAGTTGAAATAAGCTCGTACTGCGTCCATTCTTGTGCACCTCGTATTGTCTGTAAATATCTTATCCATTTTGAATAAGAGGATGTCTGTAACAGTCACAAAACTCGGAGCAGACGAGCCCCCTGCAACGTCGGTCGGTCATGGCGATACGTGGACAAAGGTTGATGGCGTCCCAAACCCATTTATCCCGGTCGGAGGAGGGAGACGCCGCAGACAACCTCGTCAGAGCACCAAAACCTTTCCGAAGGGGATCTTGCGTAAGACCTCGAAAGCTCGGATTAATCCTACGAGGAACCCGTCCAAGTCAGACACTCGCAGGAGTGTGCGAATGATGACTGAGCGAGGCATTGCAAAAACTCGCAAGAAGATTCACGAAAAAGCCGCAAAGATGAAGATTTCTAGCATTACCGAGGTTCTCTTGAAGAAGAAGATCATTTCCGAAAAGAATGCGAAAAAGATTCCACCTGCAGATTTGCGCATGCTCTACCGTGACTCGGTGGGTGCGGGTCTTCTTTAGTCGGTGCGTATTATAATGACCAACAAATGGGGTCCCATGGGCTGGGCTACCCTGCATTCTGTAGCCGCATGTTATCCCGACAATCCATCCGAATACGAAAAAGAGATGCTATCTCGATGGATTAAATCCTTCGGAGAAACCATACTTTGTCCGGCGTGCCTGAAACACTTTGCAGACATGTTATCCAATTACACAAGTAAATACCCAAACTGGCGTGATTCACGTAAACATTTCTGCCAGTTTGTGTTTCGAGCGCACAATACCGTAAATGTGCGAACACATAAACCGATATATACCTTTCGGCAGAGCATAGATGAGCTTCAGAAGGTGTTTCCAAGCAGCGAAGTCATCAATGTGAGACGAGCATACCTGGTTTACATTCGCTCGGACTGGATGAAGAACATGACTATAGCGGGTGTTTCGAGCTTTTCCAAGCTCAAAGAACTCAATGCTATCGAAAATGATTATTGGGGTACAAAGACGTTCGAATGGACAGACCTCCTGCAATATGAGCCTACAATGAACGTTTCGCCTATCTCCGAACACCTCAGTGTCCTCAACAGTACTCCGAATATTCCGAAAATGACGGCCCCTGCTGGAGGGTTCAGTCTTAAACTATCGGGAAAGATAGGGCGATTGTCGTCCCTTCGATGAACGGAAGTGAAATGCGAGGATCAACTTCCCATTCATACTTTCGCATCCATGGTATTCTCTGCGGGTTGTCGTAAATCTCGTCCGAATAACAGACTCGTTTTTTCGCCGTTCGTAAAGATGCGGACGGCAAAATGAACTGAAGTTGTTTGGTTATCGTGTAACGAGGCTCGTCAACACGTATCGACGGCTCGCCCTCGGGGTACCGTAGTATTTGACTTACCAACGGTGCTTCCGGAAACCGGTATACGAAATTCCAGTCTAGAACTTGGTTAAGGGTAAAGTAGTGCCGTGTCCAGTAAAAACAGTACCAATAATCATTTACAACGTCCTCGGGATCTGCACCGTCCTGCAAGTGAGCATTATAGCGTGCTTCAAAATGCTTTCCGCCGTCAGATACTATAATTTTCTCGTAGAACTTCTCGCTCGAAGCGCTTTTGTACACAGTCATCTCGTATTTAGCAGCGTGTTCCATAAAGATCCGTCGACCTTTTACAGTGAGGAGATCCGGTGATCCACATTCTGTGTACACTTGCAGAGCTCTCTCGTGACCGCCTTCACGAAGGGAAAACATCCCAATTGAGGGCATGAAATCGTTTCCGAAACACAATAAGGAAAGCGAAATGTACTGAATGGTCGGAATCGGCAGGACCTTGACGAGTTCGTGTATCGACAGACAGGAAAACCCTGCGGTATTCGATGTCTTAAAATTAACGTTTTCTCGAAGAAGTGATATACGTACGTCTTTTAGAGACAGCAGAATTAGGTCGGCGTCGAGTCCGTATATCGTAACGTGTTTTGGAGCGTCTGTTAGCCACTGAAAAATCTTATGCTCTCCTTCGCCGGGTTCCATGGTAGACGAAATAATGGCGGCCGGAAATCGAGAAGCAATGGCCTCGGTGAGTTCACGCATATATGGCGTCCCCGGGGAGATCTGATGGCGATCAAAGATAACCGAATCATGCTCGGGTTTCCGAAAACGACGGTAGCGCTGCTGAACAATCTTTGCGTAGGGCACGAGACCGTCCATGGCTATAAATAACACGTCAGGCTTTACGACCGTCGAAAGGATCATCTGCAGTGCAGCCAAGATACTTTCGATGGGATTTGCATCGTCGAGGTAGTTGTGGATTAAACAATTGAAATCAATGGCCAAAACATCCGTGTGAAACCGTTCACGGACTTTTGAAACAATACGAGGGTGTTTTTTGATAAGCGTCAAAAAATAATAAGGAATACCCATACTATACACGTTAACGCCTGTACGGGGTAAATCATTGTTCGAACAATTAATCTATAACTAGCATATAACATACGCAGATGGGATTGTTGGCGTTCGGGGGTATACTCATCGGGGCACTCTTTCTTGCGGTGATTGTGTCGGTTTCGCTATACGCCGCTGGCGTATTCAAGGGTCCTGTCGGTGGAGGCAGGGGCGGCGGCCGGGAAGCGATGGGATGCAATAGCTGCCCTTCTCAAAAACTATAGATTTGAAGACACTGCATCCAAATCTTTTTGAAATGCACGAGACACTACAACGTTCGAATCGGTTGGGATCAAAAACAACTGAGTGACCTCCATCGTATCATCGGAATACTGACGATTGAGAATCAACTCGCTGATATTGGTAGGAAAATCTACGTAATATGGGGACGTCAGAAAATACCGCCTCGCCCGTCTAAGAATTGTGTCTAGATCGTCGAAGTTGTATAAAAAACAAGTGTAAGACGGATACGCAATGTGTCGATCAACGATTGGCATTTTTGCAATCAGCTCATACGGGATGTTCTCGAACCCAAATAGTTCTTCTAGAGTCTCACGAATTGCGGTTTCATAGGGCATTTCGTGATTGATCTTTGCACCTCCAAATCCGCTTATTTTTCCGATCTTGGGCTGAAACCCCGCCAGAACAACCTGGCCGTTGGTGAACATGCATCCTGCCCCCGACATTACAATAAAACGAATTCTATATGTAAGCAGATGCGAGATGGCATGCACTCAGACAATGCAGATTGCCGGAGTCCTGCAGTTGACGAACCGAACGCTCTACGGAATGACTGCCCGAAATATACCAATGTACCTATTTACGCCACTGAACCGTGTTTTCTCAGACATGGCGGTGGCTTCGTCTACCAAGAAAAAGAATAAAAACCTACTGGTTCTCGTCAACCCCCTACCTGAATCTGGGGAGAGCAGTCTGCCTCGTGGCGCCCTGCGATCCGTCATAGGAGAGTGTGGAGATATGGATGCAGAGCGTAAAGCCATCCACTATGCATATTCTCCTATACGATGGAGCACGTTCCCCGCTATCGTGGAACCCATCGGTACAGTTCACGAATCTCTAGAAGACGTTCCGACAATCAACATTGATCCGCCAGGATGCCGAGACATCGACGACTGCGTGTCGATATGGCGAGGGGAGGGATGCACGAAGGTGGCAATTACCATCGCCGACGTCGCCGAGTGGGTTCGCTTCAATCCGTGGATGAAACACGCAGCAACCATCGGTCAGACCCTCTACAACACTGACGGAACAATCATTCAGAGTATGTTCCCGCACGAACATAGAATGTCGCTAATGCCGAAATGTCGGCGCCTGTGCATTGCTCTTACCTTTGATTGGATGGATGAACGGCCTACGTTCGAAAATGTGAGGTTCAAGGAGGTATCGATCGTGAATAAGGCGTCGTACACGTACGATAATGTGCACGAAGCGACCGACTTTCCGGTGAAAACGCTACGAGCCCTCTGCGAATTTATAGCGTCGAAACCCCTACCGGATGCGCACGATTGGGTAGAGACGCTCATGACGACCTACAATCTTAAACTTGCAGAGCATTTGTGTAGAAATATAGGGGATGGACTCTTGCGAGCTCACGATGCTCCCAAGGTTTTGAAGAGTTTGAACTACGAGTCTCTCGGTCTTCCAGAACACCTCACGATGTCCTCGGCCAGATACGAGCCTGTTTCGTCGGCGGCCATCCACCATACGTTTGGAAAGGCTTATACCCATGGAACGTCCCCCATTCGGCGCTGGGCTGACGTTGTAAACCAGATGGCGCTGAAGAGGATGGACATCGATTATAAATATGCCGATGCTTGCAACCAGCTGCAGTCGTATGCAAAAAGGCACGCTCGTGATATACAGTTTCTAGACATTCTCGAGTCTAAGAAAGAAGAGCGGGCTGTAAGAGGAATCGTTGTGTCTGAAAGCCGTATATGGGTTTCGGTATGGAACCGGTTGATCACGTGCAGAACCAATGTTCCGACCGGTACGAAGGTTGACGTAGATTATCACTTGGATATGTCGAAACCGACGTGGAAACAGCGAGTCGTATTTCGTGCGGTCTAATGTTCATTCATCCGACCGACTCCAGCACCATTTTGAGCAGTATTTGCCTCCAAAGATCGGTGCAGTTTTTACATCGATTCGACACCCACACACCTCGCAGATATCGTCTTCGCAGTCTATCTCTTGAATTATCCTGCGCCTCGTCACTTCATATTCACTACCACGCACCGGGTAGGTTCGCATTGCCTCGTCGGCCGCCATACATACTTGAAGAAGTGTCGGCTTCCGTATGTTCGACAGCTGCGTCTTTACAGTGTTCAAGTAATGTGTATAGACGTCTTGGTATGTTGGCATTTTGACTGCCGCCTTCACGTAATCTTCCAAGTCCGTCGTGGCATCTTCACATGCAATTTCGCCGGCCATGAATAACTTCCACACCTGTTCATCGAAGACTTCTTGGACTTCCATCTCGGTTCGTTGTACAAAGGGTATCTGAAGCACGGCGTCGAGTATCTTCTGCTGTATGTGTGGGGGTGGAATTCCGGTCATTCTGCTACACTACATATATGGATTATTTCGTAGATCCGTTTTGCTTTGGCCCAATGAAAAAAGTTTGGCGTCTACTTTCGCTCAAACAACTCCTTCCCAGGGGAGTTGCATGGCACTAACCGAATAGACTTACGCTTCGGCGCCAAACTTTTTTGTTTTTTGTTTTTATAGATTTAGTAGACATTGAAGTAGATGTCGAGGCCGTACCAGTTCGCCTGCTTGACGTCCTCCCAGCGCATCGACGGAATGTCCATCCGCTGATTGTTGTCGGCACAATGCGTGGAGATGTTGTCCTCGCCCTTGCAGTACCACATCTCCCGGATGGTCACGTACGTTCCACCGCAGTGGCGGTACGTGTGTGCCTGGGCCGTCTTGAGCGTCGCACCCACCGTATCCGTCATCAGGACGTGAAACTCCCACTTGGATCCGTCCGCCCGGCCGCCGTTGATCCACAGCATGTCGTCTCCGGTGTGCTCGCTCTTGTATCGCCATATCGACGCACCGCCATCGCCGCCTTCGATCTCGAGAGTACCCATGAACTGGTCATCCTCTTCCAGATCGGGGTCGCCGTGCCGCTCCGCATGCCGCTGCATTGAGCATGCGTCGCCCACACCATCGTCAAAGTCGATGTCGGATTCCGTCTCCTGCCAATTCATCTCTGTTGCGGGGTAAATAGCTTGCATTGTATCGTGTGAATATAACGTGGGGGCGTTATATGTATATTGTGTGGGACACTGATGATCCGTCTGCGTTCGAACGGATCCGTTTTTACGAGCAAAACGGATCGGTGTCGAGTCATGGATTTGGATAGCCCCCCAAGACATATATAACTACCCCCATAGTTATACCCACGCAAAGCAAGATGCCTTCACGAACAATGACGACCCTTGAGAAGCGCTACGACAATTACTGGCCGGCGGCCCGGGTGCGGAACTTTGTCCGGCACCTCGCATCTGCTCGACATGTGACTCCGCCGCCGAGGATGGCACGTGACCGTGCGATCGAGTGGATGGCGGAGACGATCGGTGTGACTACGGACACTATGAAGGCAATGAACCCGTTGGACTTCGGTATTCATCATCTGCGGGGCCATCGGGTGGCATTGATCAATATGATCGGCCAGCGTGACTACGCAGATATGGTGTATAACGAGAACCTGTTGGCCCAACGGCATGCGTCGCCGCCGGCCATTGAGGTCCCGGTTACGACCGACGTATACCATCTGCCCGTGCCGGCAAACTCGTCTCAACACAGCTTTGACGACGCAGATGCCGATGAATCGCCGACGGCCGCCGAGGCTGCCGAGACACTCGCCGGCATGCTGACGAGACTGAATGCGGCGGACGCTGCGGCGGACGATGACGAGACCAACTGGGACGACATCAAGACGAAGCGCAAGGAGGAGTACGAGATTCGGCAGTTCCTCAGCGACCGCCTCGTCGCCGTAGAGCTCAAGATGGGCCTGCTGGACAGAGGCAGCAGCGTATCGCAGAACGGAACGTTGTCGCTGATGGGCCGCATCGTCGCCATCATGGGCAAGCTGTGCGAGATGGATGAGTAAACATAAAAAACATAAAAAACATAAAAAACATAAAAAACATAAAAAACTAAAAAAAGAAAGAGGTCGCCGTCGAAGCGTAAGTCTATTCGGTTAGTGCCATGCAACTCCCCTGGGAAGGAGTTGTCTGAGCGAAAGTAGACGGCGACCTTTTTCCATGACTTCTGCTTTCTGCTTTCTACTAAAACGGATCGGTTCGGCATCCCGCCAGCAAATTGCCGGAACAGACAGAACTACAATGAGCAACGCACAGAATAACGACAGCTGGGTGGATACGTTTTGGGAGGGAAATGAGGAGGCGGAACAGATGAACGACTATAGAATCAGACACGCACTGGCTTACGATGTTGGGATACACGACACGCATGTGAGCGACGTATATGGATTTAACGAAGACGAACCGCCACACGTCCCTTTATACTTGTACCTTGGACAGATAACTCTAGAGGGCTTCCCTTCGGCAAACATATACTCCTACCGGACCGATTCGGGCCTGCTCCGAGTTGAGGTGCAGGGCAAGTACTACCCCTTCGACTTTGACGGCGACAATACACTCGAGTTCTCAATGTACGTTATGGCGTGCAATTTTCATCGCTGCAAGTTTGCGGAGGCCAACACGGGTCAGATGTATGACGAGAGCAGTCTGCCGGGAAAAAATCTGGAGGTTACGTCATTCCAGTACATGGCCTCTGTCGATGATGGTACGTTGACGCTGCATCGATCCGAGTCGGACATGCGAGAGCAGGTCAAGACAAAAACCTGGCGGGATATTATTGTTGAGGAAGGCTTACAGGGTCTCGACATCGAGTTTCGGTATGTTTAAAAATTACAATGTTTTAATGTTTTAATATTTTTTTACGTTTACATCGTCAGGTATAGGCTGTTCGGCACGACGACGTCCCGCACGATCGTAAAGTCCCGAAGCACTTCCAGCAGTTCAAGGTCTTGCTTGTAGGTCGCCAGTGCGTTGAGCTCCATGAGAATGCCGGATACCTTTAGAATCGCCTTGACGAGGTTCCCTTCGTAGATTTCGTACTCGCCGCATATCGTATTCAGCGACGTTTCTCCCTTCGCCCATACGTATATGGGCTCCATCCAGTATGCGTTGACCCCCCAGTACGAGGGGCTGCTGCGAGGAGACGTTTCGAGGGACATAAGACGGCTCCGGATTGCGTTGATCTGCGAGTATTGGACCTGAACTTCAAATGGCACTTCCGGAAGATACTCGTGTGGATCCGGGTCTACGAAACACGACAGGAGGGATGCGATTTCCGGTGCGCCGAGCGTTTTGAATGCTCCGGCGCTATAGGCTGTCGACATCAGCAGGGGGTGCCCCTCGTTGATTTCGGACGCCATGACTCCAACGTCGGTCAGCTTGTCGTCCTCAATAAACTTCATTCGCACGAGGTTATCGAGAAACGGCAACTCCATTTTGCGGAGTTCGGCGATGGAAGCGTTGTTGTATGCGATCTTGCCCTGGGCAACCTTCCAAGACTTGTAGTATGACCATCCTTTATCCCAGCGGGGACCGACGTGCTTGTTTTTCCACGTGTCGAGCTTCCTCTGCCACTCCTTGCGATCGCCCTGTGAACACGAGCGCATACTTTCCTCAATGCTGTCTCGAATGTGAAACTCGTCCGAGTCCAAACAGATCCCGTTCTTAGAAAGATCGTCGTTTTCGGCGTCAATACGTTCGATCTCGGCCATCCGCATTGCGTACCAGAATGATTTCCGCATAACGTCCTGCCACCGCAGACCGTCTGCCTGCATGCATTTGATGATGAAGTCGTAGTGGAAGTCCATGCGAGACTCGATGTACTGCGACCGCCCCGTCATCATTGCATGGACGTCTTCCACGTTTTCGGGCCGGTGGGCGGGCAGATAGAGGACAAGCCCCTCCGTGTCCTTTCCTCGACGCCCCGCCCGCCCCGCCATCTGTATGTACTCGTGTGTCCGCAGCATCCGCATTTCCCCCTCGTCCGATATTTTGCGATAGGACGTAAACACCACCGTCTTGGTAGGCATGTTAATCCCGACCGCAAACGTCTCGGTCGCAAACAGTACTTTCACGAGCCCTTTCGCAAACAATACTTCGACGATCTCTTTTAGGAGCGGGAGGAGGCCGCTATGGTGAAACGCCACGCCCTTTGCAAGGAGGCCGATAAGCGTGTGATATTGGCCTACCTTCTCGAGGTCCTTGTACTTGTGTAGGTGAAACTGGACAATGTTACGAACGTCGGCGGACTCCTTCGAAGAGAGAAGGCTGTGTTCCACCTTGTCTGCGTACTGCTCACATTGTCGCCTCGAAAACACGAAGAACAGCGCAGGCAGTAGGGTCTTCTCACTCAGAGAGTTGATACATGCGTTCATGCGATGCACGAAGCTCTGCGTCCGGACGGTGCGCTCGACCGGCTCGTCTCCCGATTCACGGGAGCGCACGGCCTCGGCGTGCCTGCGCTGCTCATCGTCCTCGTGCTTCAGCCTACGAATGTAAGCATTGTAGACCTCTCTGTAAAATTTGTTCTTTTCGTCCATCACAACCTCTCCGGACGGTAAGCAGTGCCTCAGCGGAACGACACGGTGCTCGGTCGAAATGAGATGCACGGGGCGCTGTTTTAGTTCGCCAACCCAGCTTGCAAACAGTTCGGGACTGTCGATGGTCGCCGAGAGCATTACGATATTTACAGCGGGCGGAAGGAGCATGATGCACTCCTCCCACACCTTTCCACGCTCTGGGTCGTTGATGTAGTGCACCTCGTCGAACACAACTGCATCTACATCGGACATCGACAATAGCGCCGTAGTTCCGAGTGTTTCGGTAGCAGTGCCCTGCTTGAAGAGTAAGTTTCGAAGGATCTCGGTGGTCATAACGATCACGTCGGCATGCGGGCAGAATTTGATGTCGCCCGTCATGATGCCTACGGAAGGATGTATAGCTTTCAAATCGTTGAATTTTTGATTCGTCAGCGACTTTATCGGCGTGGTATAAAACACCCGCTTGCCCTTTGCGAGAGAGTGCTCGATCTGGTACTCCCCTACGAGAGTCTTGCCGCTACCGGTCTTCGCAGTCACCAGGACGTTTTCGTCGTGCTGAATTGCGTATATAGCCTGTTTTTGAAATGCATCCAGTGGGTGCGTGTGGTTCGTTACCACTGAGGGAACTACAGTAGGAATACGAAGCATTGTGTATTCTGTGTATACAGTCACGAAAGAGTATCCGTTTTTACTCTTAGACCCTGCTGAAAATTGTAGGATATTACAAGTGGCGTACGAGAATGAACAAATGGTATACCGCTTTCTAATGCGCTTTCTATTTACAAGGCCGAACACGGATAAAATAGTTTTAGGGCGATGGGGGTATCACTGGGAGATAAACAAGCATGTGCAAAAATACTATGATTAAAAAAGGCTCGGAGGATTCGCCTTGCAGTACGACGAAGATGAATAATAGTAGAGCCAATACCAAGGTCCGAGAACAACGGCAAGAACCACACCGAGGAGTTTCTCTCCGACGTTCCCGGTGTATCCGAAGCAGATGAAGGACATGATGAAGCCGGCGATTCCAAACAGAACCCATAGAACGCCGAAGGCGATTCCGAACCACCCGAGAATTTTTGCCGGGGCGGATGAGAAAAATGAACGCACCATTTCGGCGTATTGAGCGGGTGCGGCCATTGGCGGCGGGAGCGGCGGAGGACCGGGCATACTGTTATCATTATCGTGGCGCCATTCATCCTGTCGAACGCTTGTTTTGAGGGGAGGTGGTAGCGTACCCATTATTCCTTGCGCAAGATTTTCAATCGCAAAGCACGAACCTCTTCCTCCGTCAGCTTTGCGGATGGTGGAGTTGCAGTTGCAGTTCCAGCCCCGCCGCCGGCGGCGGACATACTATGCCCAACCCCCCCGTCGCCGCACATCTTCAGCCACTCCTCCTTCGAGGTCTTCCGCAGCGTCCCCAGGCAGTACGAGACATCTTTGGGCGTCTTCTTGCCCATGTGGCGAACGTACGAGCAGTTGGTCATGACGATGTACTTATCCCACGGACCCGTGCGCATGCATAGCGCATAAAATGTCGACAGCGCTTTCCACGTGACGATCTTGGTCTTTGAAGTCTCCTGCTTCTTGTATTTGCACTGTATCGCACTATACCTACCGCTCTTTTCGGCGACCAGATCAATGCCTACGTCCCGCCGCTGCATGCGGAGCTTTACGAGGAGCTCTTCGGGCACGTCCTCGAGCAGCCACACGTTGTCGTAGCCCTTCACGTGCTTCAAGTACTCGACGCAGAAGTCCTCGAACATGTCGCCCCGTATCTTCTTGTTGTCCCGTACCCGCATGTCCGTGAAGCTGTGCGCCGGGGCGTCGTAGAAGGTCCTGCAGTCGGCTTCGAATTCATCCCAGAGGTTTGTCGGTGACCGTAGAAATATCTCGTGAAGTTGCTTTGCTATGTTGCTGTTCATTCTGTCTCACAATGCAAAAAGACATTAACTAGGCAATCCGTTTTACTTCATTGGCGAATAGCCAGATTTACATATTCGACGTTTAAATCACATAATGCATTGGGTTTACATTATGGAATGCGAATATGGACGTTTATATGTAGGAGAAACCACACGACTATATCGTAGATTTTGGGAACATTCTAAAGGAGACGGTGGGGTAAATACTCGAATATTTAAGCCTGTGCGACTCGCTGCAATTTACAAGGTTCAGACACTCGGGAAATTCCATTCGTACGACTATGATGTTGATTGGGTAGTCAATAATGACCCAGATAACAATTGTAAGAAATACAACAAATGGAAGCTAATTAAATTTGAAGACGACGACGAAGAAGACGTTCACGATAACCTACTTGCTGAAAACATCATTGCAGAGTGTTTGATGATGAGTTTTGGTGAAACAAAACACATAAGAGGAGGGAAATATTCACGTATCGATAAACAATATGAACTTCCAACTAACCAATTATTCAAACGATTACCTTTTTGTAGTTGTGGACTTCCTTGTGATGTAAAAAAATGCAAAGACAAGGATGTCCTTTATTTTCGCTGTCCACGAAAAAATATATGGGGTGGACTTCGTGATTCATTTGAATGCTGTGACGAACCATGTAAGTTCTATCAAGAATATAACCACGACATCGACCTTCGAAATAAATCAACGTGGATATCGAAGAAACACATAATCCGCAGCTTGTTTGCGGAAGAAGACTAACGCAGGAACACCTCACGGGCGAGACTCGTGGCGTCCTCGGGCGTCATGCTGCCAATCTCGGCGGAGACGGCGCAGAGCCCCTCGTGGATCGAGTCCCACTCGGAATCGTCCCACGGTACGGCAGTGGTCCTCGGCGGCTTGCCGGGGAAGTTCTCCAGCAGAACGCCCGGAATCTTGCCCCGCATGCGCATGTAGCACCGCAGCTGTACAAAGTCGTACGGCGGCGGAACAGGCCAGAACCGCTTTCGGTTCTTCGTCTCGACGATGCGACCGTCCTGGTATCCGTCAATGTAGCCGATGAGCCTGTACTCCGGACACTCGAATTGTGTGAACGTGTTCCGCTCGGAAATCTCCTTGCCCGTCTCTGCTGCGAATGCGTCCTCTGCCGTCTTCTCGAGCTTTGTCCCACGGCGCTTCTGGATTTCGGACGCAAGTACCTCCTGCTCGGGCAGAGCATCGATCTTGGTACGCACTTCTTTCGTCAGTGATAGACGCTCAATCTCGACCTCGGGAGTCGACTGGCCTGTATGAATGCGAATCTTGGCCGCAGAGACTTCGGGGCTCTCCACCTCCCGTACGCCGTCCAAGCACTCCTTCAACAGGACACGGGCGTTTGTGTCTTTGAAGTCGGATACGATACGCTCAACAGCAGCGTCGCTCGTTGCGACAGTGGCGTCACGTACGCACTTGGCGAGAGCCACGTGAACCTCGTGCGGCGCAGCGTCGACCAACTCCTTGTCTGTCTTTCCACCCACTGCCGTCTTTCCGGAGAGCACGGCCTCCTTGAACTGCGGCATCTGTGATAAAACTTTCACAAGTACTTCATTTTTCGTCTTGTAGGGGTTCCGACCCAGAATACCGGCAACTTCGGAGGCGCTGAAACGGGGCTTCATTTGTCTGTAGGGTTGTCTTGTTCTCGGTGAATCGAATCCGTTTTATTCATTCACGAATCGGTCGCTATATATGCTATACGAGTAGCGACACGTTGGGTCGGGAAACGCTCGCTTTTGAAGGTGAACGTAAGCAACGTCCCGAGTTTCGCCGTCCTCGTAACGAACTACCAATCCTTTCGCCGAATATTGGAGATGGCTTATGTTCTTGGTCATATCATACGTGTCATAAAATGTCGCTGTAGACCCCTTTGGCAGCCAGCGCTTGTTCCACTGCTCGGGGATAATGTCGCAAATGTACTTTGTAATTGGGAAGGTATGATCGTTTTTAGACAGAATAGCGGGGAATTTTCCTTCATCGGTGCCCTCGTAGTATGTATTATTCTGAAATGTCTTGAGTATGTCGGGAACATTCTTGTATAGTTTGCGAAACGGTTCGGTGTTTCGAAGAGCTGTAAAATGTCCTCGGTCGGACCCGATACGATCATAGTTGGCCGACAAGTTTATAAAATTTGACAGCTTTCCGTATATAACGTCGATATCACCCCATCCAAAGTAATCAGCATCGGTTATGTCTAGTGTAAAAATGTCATGATATGCAATCTTGAACTCGCATAGCTTGTACGCAAAATGATCTAGAATAGGAGGACTTATCGTGTCTACACCAAACTCGACTTTTAGAAACGTCGAAATCTTTTGATTCAGATCTTCAAACGACATCTGCTCTACTCGAATGTTAGGAGGCAGTTCGTAACCTTCCAATGTAATATTGGTATAAAGATGAAGGACGAGCACGTCTGCATTATTGCCAAGTGAATCAAGGTACAGCTGAAAATAGTTAGGAAACGCCTTTCCAAAATACGCAACCTGAAAATGAATCCGTGGTGGATCTGGAGATCGGTCGGCGATCATATGACTCTTTGGAGAGTACCAACCGCCATTGCCATTATGAATATCTACGACAGACCTGAATACGTAATCGTACTCTTTCGCAACGGCATACATGTCGTACTTCTCGACCGCCCGTGTCCGAATATACTCTCGGTCAAACATCGTTCCGTCAATCGCCATTTGAAGTCCGAAGCAATAATCGGCGAGCGTATGGCATCGGAGCCCGGTCTTCCACTGCTCGACCGTTTCCGACATTCCTCCCCAGTCTGAGCATATTAC